CATCAATGATCTTCAAGTTAAAGTCAAACTGATTGAAGAACGCGAAAAGCTGGGGAAGAAATAATGGCCACCACATCCGGCGCAAGCAGTTTTAACCTTGACCTGACAGAGTTGGTCGAGGAGGCGTTTGAGCGGGCCGGTTCAGAGATGCGGACGGGCTATGACTTGCGTACCGCTCGTCGCAGTTTAAACATCATGTTTGCCGACTGGGCCAACCGGGGCATCAACCTCTGGACCATTGAGCAGGGCACGATTGACCTTGTCCAAGGCCAGAACACCTACGCCCTGCCGACCGACACGATTGATCTTCTTGAGCATGTGATCCGTACTGGGGCCAATGTGGCGGCAACTCAGGCCGACCTGACCATTACCCGGATCAGTGTTTCTACCTACGCGACCCTGCCGAACAAGCTTCAGCAGGCTCGTCCGATCCAAGTTTGGGTTCAGCGGTACAACGGCCAGCAGAGCCCGACCGGCCTGTCGATCAGTCAGGTGGGCGGTATTAGCGCCACCGTCAATCAGATCACCCTCAACTCTGTGGTGGGACTGCCTGCCACCGGGTTCATCAAGATTGACTCTGAGATCATCAACTACGGGTACATCTCAGGGAATACCCTATATAACTGTTTCAGGGGTCAGGCTGATACCACGGCGGCATCCCACAACAACGGGGCGACGGTCTACTGGCAGCAGCTTCCGGCTATCACTGTATGGCCAACTCCCGACAACGCCCAGCAGTATCAGTTTGTGTACTGGAGACTGCGCAGGACGCAGGATGCCGGTGGCGGTGTAAACATCATGGATGTGCCCTTCCGGTTCATCCCCTGCATGGCGGCGGGTTTGGCCTATTACATCGCCGGGAAGATTCCCGGTGGCATGGATCGACTGCCAATCCTGAAGGCCCAGTATGACGAGGCGTGGCAATTGGCCGCTGATGAGGATCGTGAGAAGGCCGCAATCAGGTTCGTGCCCCGCCAGCAGTTCATCGGGAGCACTTACTGATGGGCAATAGGTTTGCCAGCGGTAAGTACGCGATTGCCCAGTGTGACCGCTGTGATCATCGGTTCATGCTCAAGCAGCTTCGCCGTGAGGTCATCAAGACCAAGAACTACGAGTTGTTGGTGTGCCCGGAATGCTGGGACCCCGATCAGCCGCAGTTGCAGTTAGGCATGTATCCTGTAGATGACCCACAAGGTTTGAGGAATCCTCGTCCTGACCGCAGCTACAGACTGTCGGGCACCAGTGGATTACAGATTGAGACGGGTTCAGGGCCTCTGGGGACCGGATCGGTTGAAGGCGGAAGCCGCATATTTCAATGGGGCTGGAACCCCGTTGGGGGTTCTTCATTTTTCACCGCCACTGAAACACCAAACAACTTGGTTCTGACAGTAAATTTGGGCACAATTACGGTTGCAACGACATAAGGAGTCGATGATGGACAGCATGAAGAAAATTGCCAAGGCCGAGGTCAAGGCTCACGAAAAGCGTATGCACAAAGGCATGAGGGCTGGCGGCAAGACCAACAGCGACATGCTCAAGTACGGGCGCAATATGGCCAAGGTCATTAACCAGCGCAACCCCGGTCGCAAGGGAGGCTGAGATGAACACCGACGATTTCAAGTATTTCCCATCGGACACCAAAGACCCGATTGGAAAATACATTCAGCCCAAGGTGTATCCGTCTGTTGTGGTGGGTGAAGAACCAGCCAAAGAGACGATGCGCAAGGCCAATGTGTCTGTTGCCAATACCCGCAGCCAAGATTACGAGCCGACCAAAACCAGCGGCACGATGATGCGTGGCGGCGGTGCGGCAACTAAAGGCAAGGTATCCAGGGGTCCGATGGCATGAACTACGCTGCCCTGTCTGCTGCAATTCAGGACTACACCCAGAACTACGAAACGGAGTTCGTGGCGAATATCCCTGTTTTCATTCAACAGGCAGAGCAGCGCATTTACAACTCGGTTCAGTTCCCGTCTCTGCGCAAGAACGTCACGGGCTCCGTCTCTGCCAGCAACAAGTACCTGTCGTGCCCCAATGATTTTCTGTCGGTCTATTCGCTGGCGGTCATCACGGGCGTGACAGGCGGCAACCTCAACACGGGTTCGTACGAGTACCTGCTCAACAAGGATGTGAACTTCATCCGGCAGGCATATCCGTCACCAAACGACACCGGGACGCCTAAATATTACGCTCTGTTTGGCCCCACTGTGTCTGGGGCAGTCATTTCTGATGAACTGAGTTTCATCCTTGGGCCCACCCCTGATGCGGCGTATGACGTTGAGTTGCACTACTACTATTACCCAGAGTCGATCACGGTCGCGTCTGATGGTCAGACTTGGCTGGGGGACAACTTCGACACTGTGCTGCTCTACGGCTCTCTGGTAGAGGCGTACACGTTCATGAAAGGTGAGCAGGACATGCTGGCCCTGTATGACGGCAAGTACAAAGAGGCTCTTATGCTGGCCAAGCGTCTGGGTGATGGTCTGGAGCGCAGCGATGCCTACAGGTCGGGCCAGTACCGCATGGCCCCGCTGCCGCAGAATAATGGGGTGGCTTGATGGCCTTTACCGGCAACTACTCCTGCAACACGCTGCGGTCGGGGCTTGCCAACGGCACGATCAATCTTGCCTCGGACACGTTCTATCTGGCGCTGTATACCAATTCAGCCACGCTGGATCAGACCACCACTGAGTACACGGCGACCGGCGAAGCCTCTGGAGGCGACTATGTTGCAGGCGGTCTGGTCGTGACGGCCACGGTTAATAGCCAAGATACCGCAAGCGGCAGCATTACATACGTCAACTTTTCGTCTCCAGCATGGACTGGCGCAATCACGGCTCGTGGTGCCTTGATCTACAAAGCTGGAGCAAATGGTGCTGTATGCGTGTTGGACTTTGGGTCTGACAAAACTTCAACCACAACTTTCACCGTTCAGATGCCTGCCAACACCAGCACATCTGCCCTCATCAGACTTGTTTAAGGAGTCATCATGCAGAAAGAATTCTCAAACTTTGGCGACTGTGCAGAGGTGACGATGCAGTCAAATGTTGCCGGGTCCGAAACCGTTGGTATTGAAGGCTACTACCATGTAGTGTGCCGTGATGCCGATGGGAACATTAAGTGGGCAGAAGAGTTTCCCAATCTGGTCAATGCAATTGGCAAAGAACTCATGCTCGACACTCTGCTGTCTGGCACTTCTTACACCACGGTCGGTCCGTTCCTGGGTCTGATCTCTGGCGCAAGCCCGACGTTCTCTGCCTCTGACACGATGGCATCGCACGGCGGCTGGACGGAGTTCACCAACTACACCGTTGGTGGTTCGGCTGTCCGGGGCACGGCATCGTTTAGTGCTGCCACCTCGACTGGCTCTACGCCCACCAACGTGACGACCAAGACCGCATCGGCAATTACCTACACCATCACGGGTGGCGGCGGCACGGTCGGTGGCTGCTTCTTGGTGACCGGCTCTGGCGCGTCTTCGACTCAAGGCAACACCTCTGGTACGCTGTACAGCGCAGGCGCATTTGCTACTGCTAAGGTCACGACCGCAGGCGATACGGTTTCGGTTACTTACTCGACCACCGCGACGAGCTAATAGGGGGTTTAGATGCCTCTGGTCCTTGCAAACCGTGTCCAAGAAACGGCCACGGCGAACACCACTGTAAGCTTCACGCTTACGGGCGCGGTTCTTGGCTTTCAGACGTTCGCCGTCATTGGCGACACCAACACCACCTACTACTCGGCGACGGATACGACGGGTCAGTGGGAGGTGGGCCTTGGCACGTATTCAACGACCGGACCAACGCTGACCCGCACGACGATCTATGCGTCGAGCAACTCAAATCTTGCAGTCACTTTCTCGGGCGCGGTCAATGTCTTTGTGACGTACCCCTCGGGTCGGTCAGTCAATCTGGATGCAAGCGGAAACGTCTCTGCGCTTGGGACAGTATCTTCGGGCACATGGCAAGGCTCAACTGTTGGGGTCGCTTACGGCGGCACGGGCGTAACTTCTTCGTCTGGCGCCAACTCAGTGGTGCTGCGCGATGCCAACTCAAACATCACGGTCAACCGGGTTAGTCAAGCCAACACCAGCACAACCGCAGC